CGTAGATGAGTTTGATTTCTCATCTTATTTTAATGATGTAAGCGCATCAACAACAGTTGAGACAGCCGAGACAAGCACCTTTGGCTCAAGCGCCAAGGAGTACATCTCAGGTCTAAAAGATGGAACGGTATCGCTTTCAGGTATGTTCGAAGGAACTGAAGATACAGGTACCGATGATTATTTTGCAACAGTTCTTGGTGGAGCAACAAAGGAAAAAGTAATTGTTGCAACCGAAGGTCATGCTAACGGCGCTCGCGCCGTGATGCTTGAGTCCGATGCCACTTCATACGAGGTATCAGGAGCAATCGCAGATGTTGTTCAGGCAAGTGCTGAGTTCCAGTCATCTAATGGTGTAGAACACGGGGTCATCTTGTCCTCTGGTTCAGCCGTTACTGCAACTGGAAACGGAACAGGCGTGGACAATGGCGCTTCATCAGCCAATGGTGGAGTTGCATATCTTTCCGTTCCGACTAATACTCGAAATGGAAATATCACAGTAAAAGTTCAGCAGTCAGCCGACAACTCAACTTTTGCAGACTTGGTGACATTCACCGCAGTCACATCAACTCAGAAGATTTCTTACCGAGTTGAAGTTGCGGCTGGAACATCAGTAGCAAGATACCTGCGCGTGAACTACACGGTTGCAGGTTCCACAGGTAGCGCCACCCCAATCGTGGCTTTTTCAAGGAGATAATAAATGCCTACATTTCGTCATGGTAAGTCCACCTCATTCAAGGTAGACAATGCGGCTGGCACACTTACCAACATTTCAGACACACTTACAGATGTTTCATTCCCTCAGACAGTTGAGACCGCTGAAACAACTTCATTCGGTTCAAGCGCAAAGACCTACATTGTCGGTCTGTCAGATTCAACCGTTTCAGTATCAGGAAACTTTGATGCAACAGTTGATACTCACCTAGCGGCTGTCTTAGGACAAGCGGCAACACTTTCATTTGAGTACGGTCCAGAAGGTACAGCCAACGGCTCAACTAAGTACACAGGTGAGTGCATTATGACTTCTTACGAGAAGTCTGGCGCTGTTGGAGATGTCGTGACATACTCAGCAGAGTTCCAAGTAACAGGCGCGGTAACACGCGGTACATTCTCAGCATAATTAAATAGCAGTACAACTTAATAAGTCGTGACCAACCTAGTGTCCAAGGAGAAATAAATGAGTCTCAAAGAAACAATCTTTAGTGCCAATGACATCACAAAGGAACTTGTAGAAGTTCCAGAGTGGGGAGTAGAAGTAGAAATTCGCTCCATGACAGCGGCGGAACGCGCCAAGTTGGGTGAAGGCGCATCTAAGGGCGACAAAACAGATGTCGGTCTTATGTACGCCATGACAGTTATCGCAACTGTCTATGACCCAGCAACAGGTCTACCTGTCTTTACAGACCAAGATAAAGAGTCCATCCTTTCTAAGAATGGCGCAGTAGTTGAGCGCCTTGCTACAAAGGCACTTGGCTCATCTGGTCTTACAGCAGAGGCGGTAGACGAAGCACAGGCACGATTTCCTAAAGAATCCTGAGCGTAGATTTCTTTTCGAATTAGCAGAAAAGTTGGGTAGGTCGGTGGCTGAACTTCTTTACGGGAGTCCAGCACACCGCCCACTTACAAGTATGGAATTAACTGAGTGGACTGCGCTTTGGACTCTCAAGGCAAAAGAGCAAGAGAAGGCAGAGCGTAGAGCGAAAGCGAGGCGATAATGGCAGAAACTCCAACCATGGAAGTTCGCGCTCGGCTAACCGCTGAAACAGCACAGTTCACCAAGGGTATGCAACAGGCTACCCAATCAATGAATAACTTCACCGCGCAATCATCTTCTTTGCGCGGTGCAGTCATTGGCGTTGGAATTGCGGCGGGTACTGCAACTGCGGCGATGATTGCCTTTGGCACAAAAGCATTTATGGCGGCGGCTCGCGTAGACGAGTTGGATGTCTCCATGAACGCCGTTGGAAAAGCAACGGGTCTTGGCTATCAAGCAATTAGAGATGCGGCGATAGCCACAAAAGACATGGGTATCGAGATGGAGATTGCCCAGCAATCAGCCATCAAGTTTGCTCAAAACAATTTAGATTTAGCCTATGCCTCTCAGTTGGCTAGAGCGGCTCAAGACCTTGCTGTTGTATCAGGAAAAAACTCAACCGAAACATTTAATATGCTTACACACGCCGTTATTACGGGTCGAAGTGAAGTTCTTAAATCAGTTGGTATCCAAAAATCTGCTGGACAGATGTATGAGACATTTGCAAGGAGCATTGGTAAATCGGCAAACGCTTTAACATACCAAGAGAAACAAACAGCAGTTGCCACGGGTGCGCTCAAAGAAGCGGCTAAAGTTGCTGGAGTCTACGAAGCGGCTATGGATAGTCCTGGCAAGGTACTTCGTTCTTTTGCCCGTATCCATAATGAAATTCAAGTAGCAGTTGGTGGGGTTCTCCTAAAAGCCTTTGGTCCAATGATTAAGGCTCTCTACGATGTTGAAAAGAATATATCAAAAGCATTTACAAAGAGCGAGAAGTTCAAAAATGTTTTAGAAGCGTTGCAGATGGTGTTTGTAAAACTTACTGCTCCAATTACAGCCTTTTTGACCAAAATTGGCGATGTCATAAAGAAATTTACTGAGGCTGACACACCAGTTAAAAATTTAGACGGAACTCTTAAAAGTTCACAATCCACCATAACTGCAATGGCTGAAAAGTTTGAAATGCTACTCCCTGTTCTAGCGGCAGTTGGCTCAGGCTTTGCTGTTTTGGCTGGAAAACAGTTGTTTAGTGCTATACCAGTTCTAGGTCAAGTATTGGCTAAATTGTCTCCGCTACCAGTCGCTCTTATTGTTTTGGCTCTTACCTCAACACAAGTTCGAGATGCTTTCTTAAATCTGCTTAATGCAATTAAACCAATCTTGCCTATCTTTGTAACTCTTGGAAAGATTATGGGAGCGGTTTCTGTAGTTGCAGTAGCCCTTCTAGCAAAAGGCATCAATCTTCTTGCATCAATTATTCGCGGAAGCATAAATTTTGTTAAGACTTACGCTGGAGTATTTAAGGTTCTTGGCGGAATTATCGCTACCTTAGCCATTGCTTACGCTGGATATAGAGCGGTTATTCTTCTAACTACCGCGGCTACTTGGCTTTGGGGTGCGGCTACAACAGCAGTAACTTTTGTAACTAACGGTCTGAGAACAGCCGTAGCAATGCTTAACGCAACTATGTTATTTAATCCAATTCCACTTGTTATCGGTGCCGTTATCGCCCTTATGGTTGCTTTCGGATATTTGATTAAAACAAATGAGTCTGTTGCAAAAGTAGTAAAGACAGTCTTTAACTTTATTGTTAAAACTATTATTTATGTTCTTGCTTATGTTGTTAAGGCTATTGGTTATATGCTCAAGGCTTATGCAATGTGGATTCGTGTTCTCGGGTTCGTTGCTGAAGTGGTAGCCAAGGTGTTTGAGTTCATTATTGATGTAATTCTTTCTTATTATCAATTCCAACTCAAGGTAATTAAATTTATTGTTGATGCTTTTATCAGCCTAATGGAAACAAATAGCACTTTTGCACAGGTTGTTGAAAATGTATTTAATTTTGTTATTAAATCTATTTTAATGGCAGTTAGATTTATTTTGACTTTGTTCAAAACTTGGATTGATTTCTACATAAATGTCTTTGATTCTCAAAACTTGCTTTACAAAGTTGTTCAATCTGTGTTCAATGCAATTATTAAAGTAATTGGTTTTGTGATTAGTTCAATTATCAATGTTTTTGCAGAACTTGTTAGCGGAGTTGGAACTCTTGTCAATACATTTAATAGATTATTCAATGTAGTTAAATCAGTCTTTCTAAAGATATTAGATGTTATCGAAAATGTTGGCGTGGGAATTTTTGGTTTATTAGACAAAATCGCTGAAGGAATTGGAAAGTTCCTTGGCTGGGTTTTTGACAAAATGACTGGGTGGTTAAGAGGGTTAGCAACTTTATTTAGCAAAATCCCTAAAATTGGTGATGATGTTGCAAAGGCAATCAATGGTGGTTTAGATGCAACTGAAAAAATTGTAACTGGGTTTGCAAGCGGTATGACTGGTCTTGGCAAAAAAATGTTTGAAGGTATCGTCTTTGGGGCAGAAAAATTAGTAAATGGTGTTGGAACCATCGGAGTTGAGACCAAAAAAGCGTTAGATGTTACAGAGGAAACTTTAAGAAAGTTTAGCGCAAAAGTTACAGAGTTTAGCGATAAAGATTTTGCTGGAAACGCGATAGATGCACTTATCAGCGGAGGACAAAAAGTATCTGACACGCTTGGCGGAATTATTGACAAGATTAAAGATGCCGAGCAAATAAATTTTGGTAAAGCAATTATAGATGGTTTGGTATCAGGCGCAAAATTAGCATCAAACACTCTTGGAACTATGATTGATGTTATTCAAGATGTTAAAGACTTTGACTTTGCTCGAACAGTCGGAAACTTTATTGATGGAATCGCTACCAAGGCTGACGAGGCTGGTGAGTTCCTTATTGGTCTTTCTGCCTCAATGATGGAATTTGCAGATAACACAGATTTTGCTTCAGCAGTTGGTGATGGTATTGAAGGATTTATCAATAAGATTAAAGAGAGCCTTAAAGAAGGTCTTGGCTTTGGCGATATTTTGGCTGAAGAAAAGAAAAAATATAATGAAGCCTCTACTATAGATGATGATAGTGCAATTGAGGATGCTCTAAAAGCGGCAGACCGTATGAAGGCTATCCGTGAGGCAATGCAAGCGGGTGTTGATTCAATTAAGGGTGTACTTGATGACCTTCGCAAAGCATCAGGTGAATTTGCTGATTCTCTCAAAGATACAATCTTAGGTTTTGCTGGTCTAAAGAGCATTGAGTTGCCAGATGGATTTGTTCCAAAGGCTAAGTCTCTTATCGAGAATATGCGCT